TTGGAAGTTTTTCCAAAAATTCAACAGAATTTGCTGGCATTGAAAAATAATTTGTAGTTGCTGCGCCAACCATTGTAGAAATTCCAATAGTAACGATGCCAGAAGTATTATTATGAAGTCTTACGCAAGTGGAATTTGAAATAGTTGTCGCATCACCTGCAGATGTACCCGTATCAACTTCAGATTCAAATATTTTTGTTCTTTGCATTTTATGAAAGATTAATATTAGTTATTTATTATTTAAACTATTTGTCACAAATCATCTTTAATCAAAAGAATATCAAATGCGGCAGTAAATCTACCATTATTAGATCTACTTGTTATGCGAACATCAATATCGCTTTTTTCCGGAATTCTTTGTGGAAATGCAAATTTATAAAAATATTGACCACCTGTACCATCAACTTCAAATGTATGTCCAACTCTAAATGAGGTTTCTCCGGAATAACGGACATACATAAATCCAGTTCCATTTGCATTTACCTGTGCAGATGCAGTTCCTTGATAAAGATAAGCAGTGTATCCTGCAGGAACGCTGTATATAGCCATCAAAGTCTGCCCAAAACCTGCAGTAATTTTTAGAATATCTGTTCCTCCTATGGAAAAGAGAACATCTCCTATATTTTGTCCACCACTGGAAATATATCCACGATAAACTCTTTTAAATGTTTGAGATCCTGTTACTGTTCCTACACTGGAAAGAGTAAAAACCTCTGAAATTTCATTCCAATTTTCATCTAAACCAAGAATAGTAACTTGTTTACCGTTATCGGATGCATTTGCTTGTGCTGCAGTTAGAACTCCCGCAGCATTAAAGGAAGTCCAAGGATATAAAGTATCGGGTTTATCCCAGATAGTTGCCGTTATATTATTTGATTGTCCGGGAGTTGCGCCAAATTTATGAATAGTCGATGTACCGCGAACTTTTCCGCGAGCAACATTAATATCAAATTGTTCATCCCAAATATAGTTCTTCACTGTCAATCAATCCATTCTAATTTTGATGGGTGGTATCTTTTTGCGTTTTTGATATTTAAATTCTTCTCTATAACAGGATAAATTTGATGAACAACCGCTCCAGGGTAATCATTCTGAAGTTGCTCACCAAGATCTCTTGTTGAAGGAATGCCGTTTTTAGTAACAAGTTCCAAACGATATAAACTTCCCTGCCACATTACATCGGCAACATATTCCTCACCGACTTGTTGTGGTTGTTCTGCTTGAGAGTTGATATAGAGATTTACTGTGAAATCGTCAGCAATATTAACTGCTTCTGAGATAAATTGCTCGAAAGATTTCATATCATTCCTCTTCTTGCGCAAACATATTAGATGCTACTACAGGACGAAGTTCATCAATTTTTTCTGCAGATTTATTAAAAAGCAGTTCCTTAATCTTGTCGCTAATCTGAGAAGGTGATTCATCAGAAGCAATCATATCCATAAGATCATCCATTTTAATACCTATCAATAATCTTTTTTATTTATATCTCACCACCTTTGGGCATTTCTATTTGTTTTCCGCTTGCTTCAACTTTTTTTGCTTGTGCTCGTAAGTCAGGTTCCATAACTGGTTGTCCCAAATCCATTTGTGCAGTTTGATCCAATGGCAATCCAGTTTGTGTGTCTATTGGTTGATTGGGATCTGGAATAATACCATCTTTAATTTCTTTCTTAATAAGTGCATCCTGTTCAACAATTTCGATATCAGTTTGACGAAGAATTTTACGTCTTACATAGTCTTGAGAGAAATATTTACCTACATAAGGTTCTGCAACTTGAACCATATTTAATCTTTCATTCAACAATTCTGAATCTTTAAGTTCTGCAAAATGGTTATCATAGAGGAAATCATATTGAATATGCTCACTCATTAGTTCCCAATCTTCTGGAGTAATGATATTTTTGAGAATTAATTGAGTTCTTAGCATGTCGTGGAACATGTAAGAAAATCTTTTTCTTAAACGTGAAACAAATTTGCTGAACTTAACTTCATCTCTAAGAATTTCTGATGAACGACCGAGATTAAAACCACCATCTCCACCAATTCTTGTAACTGGAACATTCAAAGAACGATAAAGTTTTTCTTGGAAATAGTTAATATCTGTAATTTCCCCAAGATTCTGACCACCAGGAAGAGTAGAAATTTCAGTTCCTCTGCCACCTTCACGACGGGGCAACCAGAAATCCTCAAGCATACTCATGAATTTTTTGTCATCACGAATTTCTCCAGTATTTGCATCATATACAAGTTTATTGCGATAACGCATCATAACATCACGAAGATATTGTTCTGCTTTTACTTTTGGGAGATTGCCTACATCGATGTAAAAAATTCTACGTTCTGGTGCTCGTGATAATCTATAAATTACCAAAGAATCTTCAATCATTCTCAGTTGATTGAGAGACTTAATTGCTTTATGAAGATAAGAAAGTGTTGATCCTTTATTTCTATCTACAAGACCTGATGTGCAATATGTTATAGAATCTTTTGACATTTTAACGCCACCATTTCCACCCAAAGATGATGGATTGGTAGTTGGATAATTCATTTTTGGATTGTAAATATAATATTCCTCAATCTGAGGAAATTCATACTCCATTGGATTATCTGTATTGATATTAGAAAGACGATATTTATCTTTCTCAGATTTTTTTTGTTGACGTACATAACGCATTTTCATTGCGTCAATATAACGTAATTCTTGAATTCCCTCTTGCGGATTTTTTAAATCAATTACTTTATGGTAAAATAATCTACCATCAATATACCAATTTCTGTAAATTTCGTGAGATTTTTTGTCAAAATCTAGAAGTGAAAGAATATATTTAAATTCCTGCCTTATTTTTTTCTTAATTCCATCACTTGCGTTCAAATTATCCAAATCAATTTGAACTGGACTATCGTTTGTATCTGATACAATTGCTTCGTTTACAATATCTTCAATGGCACTATCACACTCAGGATGAAGTGCCATTTCACGGTATCGTTTAATAAGATCAAATTCTGTTCTATATACACCTTCAATATCAACATAAGAACCAAAAAAACCACTACTCAAGTAGTGGTCATTCCCGTCCTCATTATTTGGAGGAACGGGACTGACTGTACTTGGTGATAGTGGTTCAGTATCCTCAATAGAGAATCCAAATAATTTTGCCATTATTAATTTTGAACTTTATTATAAATTATTTATCAGTTAATTAAAACTCCAGTTTGGTCATTACCACCATTGCCTTTTCCAGCAGTCCAGTATTGAACTTGGAATTCGACAGTATATTCTTCAATAGTATCTGAAGAATCATAAGAAAGATCAATTGCAGAAACACTAGTTGGGAAAATATCAAAAAACTTATATGTTCTCAGTGGCTTAACTGGAATTGATGGAAGAGCTGCTCCTCCATTATTTGTTGTTGAAACTTTTCCTTTATCATATCCTCTTCCAAGTTGATGCACAAATGCATCTACCATATAAGAGGTTGGATTTGTAGCGCCGCTATTATTATCCAATTTGCTGATGTGATTCATCCATCTCTCAAAAGCAGTTCTGAGTTGGAAGTCCTCATCATTAATAACTGTTACGGCCCAAGTATCAAAGGTTCTGTCTCCAGCGACTTTCAGAATACGTCCTCTAAATGGAACGTCGATTGGCGCAATTGTTGATGCTGGAAGTTGTGCTGTTTTGCATAGAAACTTGAAAGTTTCTATTTCATTTGTTGCACCGGTTTTCCAAAAATTTTGAATTGGTTCTGGAAAATTGGGAATTTCAACTTCAAATAAATTAGGTCTTGCGCCACCGCCAGCAAGTCTTTCTTTGAATCCAGAGATTGTTCTTAAAGTAGACATTTTTAGTTTCTCCTTTTGTGATTAATTTAAGTTAATTAAACTCTACCAGCAACTTCTTCAAAACTGATGCCAGTGCGTGTAGCAACAAATGTCAATGTAACATAATTAATGGATTTAGTTGGTTTGAGGAAGATGTCTGCTCTAAACTCATTGTTGTCAATTACATCTGGAGTGTTATTTGTCTCGTCACATAGAACTAAGAAATCATAAAGACCTCTCTTTGCTTGAACGTCGCGGAGATATGGCTCAACGATATTTACAAAGTTTGATCTGGTAACTTGATCATTAAGTTCAAACAGTTGTGCTTGAGATGCTCTCTCAAGTGCCTGTTCTACAGTTAGGAATAGTCTACGAACATTGATTCGGTCAAATGCCGATGCATAAGCGAGAGCAGTTTTGTCACCAAATAGGTAAATACCAATTCCAGGTTGACTTATGATTGGATTGACTCTTGATGTATAGAGTAAATCTCTTTGTGGTTTAGATGGATTATATGCAAGTTTAATTGCATTATTGAGAACACCTCTTTGTTGACCAGCAGGTGAATACCAAGGGAAAGAGTTAATGTTTG